AAATTTCATTTTGTAGAGAAATGAGGTGCTAGGATGAAAGGCTCTACAAAGTATCAATTATTAAAAGCTGATTTCGATCATGCTGTAAAGCAGCTTAAACAGAGGAATAAAGAAATTGAGCTTCTTAGAGCAAGTCGTGATTCATCTATACACGAATATCGCCAATTGTTTAACGAACGGATGAAACTTAAAGAGGAAATTGAGTTTTTAAAAGATGATGTTCAAATAAGGGATGAACATATTGAAAGACTCGAGAAGGAATTACAGGAATATAAAAGAGCAGCTAGCAAAGGCTAACTGCTCTACGAAAGAAACGTTAAGAAGGAAGTTCAATCATTAAGTGTTATTTATAGTATGGCCAAGATTTTGGGCTTTATTCAAGGAGGAATAAAGATTGGAAGATATAAAGTGGCATGAAGCAGAAGAGAATAATGATGGTATTAAGACAATTGCAATGATTGAACTTGATAAGAAATTAAAAGGTGTAACAATGTATGGATACAACAGGATAGTTGGTTATAACGGTATTTTAAAAGGTGAAAAAGTTCTCTATAAAGGAGAAGAATATACCGTGGTAATGGTATCGAGATTAGGGGACTTTGGTTTATCTAAAACAGGAGAATTGCCATACATTTTACGTGCTTGCCCAAAAGACGTTGTAAAAAAATAAAAGAGCGGCTAGCAAAAACTGACCGCTCCGTTTTGACAAAAGATTCCGGGCAGAAATCACTGCTAAGATAACTGCTTATGGTTAGTATGGTACAAAATCACGATTAGTATTCAAAAATAAAGAGCAGCTAGCAAAAGCTAACTGCTCAGGTAATGGAGAAAGATTACCATGTCATCTATAGTATTGACGGAATATTGAGTTTTATTCAGTAAGGATTGTAAATCTGTTCAATAAAATTTGATTGAATCTCATGGAAATATATTCGATTCATTTATAAATGATCATAGCTTTAACAATTTCATAATAGTATTTCTTCCATGTTATTGTTTGATCGTTTTTAGCAGTTAAGGTTAGAAAAAACTTAAGCATTATATTATCACCCTTTCTTAAGTTTAATTTTATAAGGGAACATACAAAATTAACATTTTGTATGTAATGAATATGTATAAGTATTTTGACGTATGAAACTAATAATCCTTATTTTCCTAGCAAATGAAATTATCAGAAAAAGTTTACTGACAAGAAAATATCTTCGGGGTTTTTAACAAAATAATCCTTTGAATAGAAAGTGAGGTTAAAAGAATGGAAAGTAACGTAAAGCTATTAGGCACAGACGGAATGTGTGGAATGGAGTTTACAGGGGATAAGGTTAATGTTTATAACGATGCAGGATATGTGATGGAGAGTATGACAACGAGGGAGCATGTTCAGGAAGTTATTGATTTTCTTAAAGAGTGCAAAGAACAAATGGAGTAGAAAGTGGGGTAAGAAGAAATGGATATGGAAATCAAAATAGGAATTGATAAAGAAGCATGGGGCATTATGTTAGGTTATTATGCGCCAGAAAGAACGTTAGGAATTCACTTTTTGTGCTTTTATCTCAAAGCTAGTTTTTAATCTTCTAATAGAAAGTGAGGTTACCAGTTGATCAGAAAGAGAAAGGTAACAACCAAGAAAAAGAACGCACCACGTATTAAACAAAAGAAAGTAACTTATGACGGAATAGATTTTGATTCGCAATCAGAGATGAACTATTACAAGTACTTAAAGGGACGGGAGGATGTTACTCATGTTGAGTGCCATCCATCCTACACCTTAGTACCGTCTTTTGAGATTAAGAGCAGTATAACGAAGTCAGGGAAGTCGAAAAAGTCAGCTATGAAGTTTACTCCAGACTTTAAAATAACGTACTCAGATGGACGTGTAGAAGTTGTAGATGTGAAAGGAAGCAAGAAGGCAATTAACGAGGGATTTCCGTTACGTAAGAAGTTATGGGAGTACCTAAACAAACAGGAGTTAATCGTTGTGATATGGGACAAGAAGTTAGGTGAATGGACAAGATCATGAAGGGGTGAGTGTTATAAAAGGATACGAAGGTACAAGAGAGTATATGTTGTTCCGAAAAGAGTCAGGGTTTGGAGATAATCAATGCGTTACGATATTTGATGTATTTACGTATCAGGAGTTAACGGACCATTTAAATGATGGGTGGCGGTTTAGTAGTGGAATAACAGTTGGGAAAAAGACAGCTTAATGGATAACGGAACAATGCTTCACAGTGTGGTGGGGGCTGTATTGTAAGTATCGTTCCCTTATTCAACAAACAGATAGTAAAATTTCACGTACCTGATGTGAATGTAAAAAGACCAATTCAGAAATAGGGGGATTACAGATGGAGCAATTAGCATTCTTTCCAGAAATCGATGATAAGGAGTACAAATTAATTCAAAAAGCAGTAGTAAAGGTGTTACGTGATTATAAAGCTCTAGCTGTACGTATGGAGAATCAAACCGAGTGTGAGAGGGAAAGTATTCAATTGTTCCCTGAATTACGTGATACAAGGAAGCTGAATGATTATAAGTATCTGCAAATTAAGAGGGCGCTAGACCACTCATTAGATCTTGAACAAAGGGAAATTATTGAACGGAAGTATTTAAAAGGTGGAGTAATGAATGACACATTAATTAAAGCACAAATGATGTTAGAGCATAAGTGGTATTACTATCAAAAGAAAAGTGCGATCATGGCAATTGCAACAGCATTACGTATGATTTAAACAAAAAAAATCGGGAACAAAATGGGAACAAATACGGAAGAAAGTGAGGAACAAATGAATGCGATTTTCAAATTATCATTATCTTACAAGCTCATCAACGAGCTTTAGACAGCCCTTTGATAACGACATAACTAAGGGGATAGCGTATTTATTCTGTGATCACAATCCATTTCAGAATAACCCCCATTAACAAAACGTTACTGCAACAAAATGTATAGGTGCAGGCTGTCGGCGGTAAAAATCCGTGGTTAAGGGTGGTATGATTCCCTTTAAAGAAGAAAAGGATTGCTAAAACTAATTAAAACTAATTAAAACTAATTAAAACTAATTAAGACATATTCCAGTATGGCGGGTGTGAGATAACTCGCATTCGTCATACTGTTTCTATTATATTTACCATTCAGCCCAGAATGCGTCCTCTGGGTTGATAGTGAATATAAGTCTATTACTCTCTGTTATTTGTTTCTGGAAATGGAATGGGGTGGTTTATTTATGATTAAATGAACATCGCGTTTGTGGAAAGAAAACAAATATTAAAATAGGCTTCACTTCACCGGTACGGACGACATGCTTTACACTTTTAACGAATTACTCACATCTTTCGTTAGGCAAAGAGTTCCACTCTTTGTTTGAGCCAATACAGCGGAAACATTCCCCTTCCGTCCCTCTAGTGTATTGGTTCAAACAAGGCGTCGGAAGAAACACATACGTCTTGATATAAATCCTTTATAATTCGATATTGGCTTGCAAAGGCGGTAGCTGAAGTATTGGCCGACTCTACGGAGTATAAACGAGAAGATTCTTAGTCTTCTCCCAGTCACCGAACACAGGGTGTGTAGCCATACTAGTTGATGCGGTGGCTTGGAGAAGAGTATGAAAACTACTCTTAAATTGATTCATTTCGAAATTCCCCTTTCGTGAATGATTTCTCCCATCCCCTTAAAAAAGCCTGATTACTTCGAAGGCTCAAGTTTCACTTGGGTTATTAGTAGAAGTAATGGGGCTTTTTGTTTTGTAGGATATTTTAATTGTTTGTTGAATAGATACATTTGGGAGGGATTATTATGAATACAATTAAACCAGGTGGTTGAATGTAGTGACGGAAATTAAACCAGGTGGTTGAATACGAATATTTAAGAGAAAGCATCCATAACGGGTGCTTTTTTTCTTTGTTATATAGAAATTACACATTAAACGTAGATTTGAACAAAATGGACATTTGGTTAGGAGGATAAGGATGGAATTAACATTAGAAGGATTAGAACAATGTTTTAATGAAGCAGCAAGTGAAGAGGCTAACTATGTAGCTGTACAGATTGAAATGGATGGCTTCCCTAGTGATGAGGTAATTATTAATGATAAACATAATATCGTTTCTAAATTAGAGTATTACAAGAAAACTTACAATGAAGATTTAGAGCATAGATACGCTGCAGGTATTCGTATTGTAGGTTATGCATATGGATACTCGTTCTCTGGAGTTCAACGTGAATTAGGACTAGTGATTGAATAGTGATTAAACCAATAGCAATTAGGAGGATGAATGATGGAAGAGAGAACAATTAAGTTTGAAATTGTAATTGAAGGTGAGTGTACACCAGAAGAACAATCTAAAGTTAGAAAAATGTACGATTTCATTGAGCAATATGCTAAAGATCACGGATATAAAGCTACAAAAACGGCAGGAGTTAAGGAATTAATGGAAAACGATAAAAAGAATACTGTTGCTGTAAAAGTAGACGTTGATACAAAAGAAGCTAATGAAAATATTGCAGAGTTAACTGCTGCTGCTAATGAATGTGTGGCCGCATTGGAGAAGTTGGAGAGACTTACTAATAAGTTTTCTGGTTTCCCTCAAACTAAGATTTCAGTTCATGCTGATACAATTGCACAACGTATTAATAGTGCCGAATCAAATCTCAGGATTTAAATCATGACTAAAATAATAGCAATTATCGTAGGCGCTGCCGTGATCTGGGTGGCGTCTTGTTTGTTGTTAAGGAAAGATAAGGGGTGAAGATATATGTTCATTAGAAAGAAAAAGTTGTTGAATTTTCTTGATACCGAAATTCTAGATATGGAGAAACGTCTTGCAGAAGTTCGTAAAGCAGAGGAAGAAGCTGCTGCTGAAGGGAACGATATCGAGCGAGACTATCGTACGCAACGTATTGTATACGATACAGCTAGAAGCGAGTTAGTACGTTTATATATGATAATTAATGACGATCATCCGGTTAAATTGTAATAAAGTTTAACGAATATGTATTGTCAAGGAAAGATAAGCGCAAACGTGTTGCATTTTGCAAAACAAACGAACACAACGAACGAAAAAGAAAAGCAAGAATCAAATGATTCCTGCTAAATGAAGAGCTACGATCAATTGACCGATAGCTGTAGCGAACTCAGGCGAAACACTGATTTCGAAAGAACTATTCTTGAAGTTCATATATATCATTCCTTTCTTAACAGAGATAGTTTAAAAGATGAGGTAACCTGTATTCCTTAGATACCATATTCAATAGAAAAATACATGTTTTTTCCCAAGGATATAAAAAGTAACGAATGAAAATGCGGTTAGTTAACAAGGTGAAGTTTATGCAGGAAATAACGGTGATTAGGTGATGAAAATGGCGTAAAATCAACGATGCATAAAAGATATTGTGGGTAGAAGTACTCGAAAGTGCCACAAACGTTGATATGACGGCATATTTCCCGAAAACCTTGTTTACATAAGATACATTATCACCAGTCATTTGTATAAATATTTAATTCCCCTGCATAAATTAGTTTTCGTTATGGATTTTTAAAAATAAGATTCTTTTGAGGTGATTTGGTGAAAATTTATGTTGTTGAACAGATCAGATGTTTTATTAACTCGAAAGTAGTCTTAACGACAATCGATCAGGATGAAGCGTTACGAAAATTTAAATCTGATGTTGGTGCAAATACGTTGCAAGTTTGGGAAGAGGGCAAGAGACTTATTTACATTGAACCTTTTAGGTGTGGATATAGGGTAGAAGGTGAACTGAAAGAGATTGAAGAGAAATTGCAGTAGCGAATCCGCTGCTTTTTTATTTTATATAAGAGGATGTGAGCGAATGGCCCTTGCTGATTTTAGAAAAGCATTCAAGAAGCCTAAGTCAGTAATCCCTATAACAAAAGAACAAATGAAATTATTTACTGGTGAAGATCCTGAAATTAAATTGTATATGGTGGAAATGAAAGAGGATGGAACGCCAGGTAAAAAGATACCCATAAGACCTATTAAAGAAAAGGATTTATATGCGGATAATGATGATAAGGAGTTAGATGAATGAAACTAAATAAACAAGAACAAACAGTTGTTGTTGGTCAGTTAATCAACAATGTTATCGGATTAGAATTAGTTAAACAACATATTGATCCACAGAAACTAGAAAAGGCTGTAGATTTACACAATAAGATGAATGATGATATGACACCAAAACAGTGTCGAGAGGCTCTTATTAGTGTGTTGGATAAAACGATTGATGAGTTTTTAAAAGCATAACTTAAATAATAATTAGGTATTACCACGAGGAGGAGTTATGACAAGTTACTTCCTATTAAATCGAAGGTGGTGGGTGATGTGACGTGAGTAGACGAAGTATAGAAAGAGATAAAGCATTTGAGATGTATAAAGACTCAAAAGGAGAAAAGCCTATTGAGGAGATTGCAGAAGATTTAGGAAAGAGTATTTCTCTCATTAGAAAGTGGAAATCAAAAGATAAATGGGACGAAAATATTACCGGTAATATTACCACCGGTAAAAAGGTAATTACCAAAGTAGAAAATCCCAAAACGAAGAAAAAATTAAAAGAAATATTAGACGATGAGGAGCTATCCGAAAAGGAACGGCTCTTTTGTTTGTATTACGTGAAATACTTCAATGGTACGCAAGCTGCGTTAAAAGCTGGTTACTCCAAAGATGGTGCCCATGTGCAGGCAAGTCGATTACTAAGGCGCGAACGAGTTTCTTCCTATATAAAGGAGCTTAAAGGTGAGTTAGTTGAAAATGTATTTGTAGAAGCGATGGATGTGCTAAAGGAGTACATTAAGATCGCCTTTGCTGATATTACTAATTACCTTAATTTTGGACAGAGAGAGATTACTATTCAGGATGATGATGGTAATGAGGTGACGAGGTTAGTTAACTTTGTAGATTTGTATGAGGCTGATATGGTTGACGGATCTATTATAACTGAGGTTAAACAAGGGCGTGACGGAATATCAGTTAAGCTTGCTGACAAAATGAAGGCTCTGGATAAGTTATCTCAGTACTTCGACTTAGTACCAGATAACTTCAAGAAGCAGATTGAAGAAGAACGACACAAAATGCAGATGGAAGTGCAAAAGGTACACGTCGAAAAGATGAGAGCTGAAATAAAAGAACTAACAGACGATCATGGTAATGGTGGTAAAGTTATCATTGTAAACGATAAGGAAGCCATGAGAAAGGCGATGGAAAATGACCAAGACAGTTAATATTATGGACTTGATGAATACCAATTTCTATTCGTTATGGCTTGCTGAACAGTCACATATCGTTGCAAAAGGCGGACGTTCTTCTATGAAGTCATCAGTTATCTCAATGAAACTTATAACGGACTTTCTTGAAGATGAGCAAGGTAATGTAGTTTGCTTGAGGAAAGTAGGCAAGTACCTTTCTACTTCTATATATGAGCAAATCAAATGGGCTATTTATATGCTTGGTGTAGAAAGTGAGTTTTATTTCGGCAAATCACCTTTAATAATCAGGCACAAGAAGACCAACACTGCATTTTATTTCTACGGATGCGATGATCCGTTAAAACTCAAATCAGCAAAGATTGCTAAAGGTTATGTAATGGCACTATGGTTTGAGGAAGCGGCAGAATTTGCTGGCGTAGAAGATATTGATATTGTTGAAGATACTTTCATTCGTCAAGAAATTGAAGGTAAGGAAGTAAAAGTATACTTCTCATATAACCCACCACGAAATCCATACAGTTGGATTAATGAGTGGCTAGATAGCAAAGCGGGAGATGAGGACTATTTTATTCATCATTCAACATACATGGATGATAAAAAAGGTTTCTTATCTCAGCAGATGATTAGGAAGATTGAGAAGTATAAGATACATGACTTGGATTATTGGCGTTGGATGTATGGTGGAGAAGTCATCGGTTTAGGTGATATGGTTTACAACATGAATAACTTTAAGAAGATTAATCAATTACCAGAAGACGATGATTTGATACTCATTGATATCGCCATAGATACAGGACATCAGGTGTCTGCTACGACTTATTTAGCCTTTGGATTAACGAAGAAAGGCAACGTCATACTGCTAGATACGTACTATTATTCACCTGAAAATAAGGTTGTTAAGAGAGCGCCAAGTGAGTTCTCGGCAGACCTAAATAAGTTTGTTACTGGTGTGACAAAGGAGTTTGGCAGATACATTGATATGCAAACAATCGATTCTGCTGAAGGTGGATTGCGAAATCAATATTTTAAGGATTATGGTATTCGACTACATCCTATAGCTAAAAAGAGAAAAGTTGAAATGATTGAAAACGTCTATGACTTATTGTCGCAAGGGCGTTTTTTTATTTTGGATACTGATAACAACAAGATATTTTATGAAGAACATAAGAAATACCAATGGGAAGCGAAGACGTTAAAAACTCCGAATCCCGAAGTAATTAAAGTAGATGATCATACATGCGATGCGTTTCAGTATTATGTGAATGATAATCTGCAAAAACTAAACCTTAAATATTAGTAAGGGGGTGATGCGTTGTTTAAAAGACTCATCTCCGGCATAAGGCAGGTGTTATATAAAATGGGCCTAATTAAAGGGATTAAAAAGATATCTGATAAAAAGGATATACCTGTTAATGAAGAATCATACAAACATATTGATATGTGGAAGGCGTTATATAGTGGTCATTATGATGATTGGCATAACGTTAAGTACCATACGATTGAGGGCCAGAAGAGTAGAAGAATGGCTTCGCTAAATATGGCTAAAGTTATATCGCAAGAAATGGCTGCTCTTATCTTTAATGAGAAGTGCTCAATCAATATATCGGATAAAACACTATCAGATAATATCAAGAATACCCTGGATGAAAATAACTTCATTAAAGAGTTTCAAAGGTATCTAGAGTATTCCTTTGCTTTAGGTGGAATGGTAATTAAAGTTTACTGGGATGAAGGAATAAAACTTTCCTATGTTACAGCAGACTGCTTCATTCCAATCGCATGGGACAATAAACATATCACTGAGGGATTATTCGTTAACGAAATCTCTAAGGGAGATAAAAAGTACACGCTTCTTGAGTGGCACCTGGTTGAAGGTAGCGAATACGTTATCAAGAATGAGTTATACGAGAGTAAGAACCAAGGTGATTTAGGTGTAAAAGTCTCCTTATCTACTTTATATCCTGACTTGGAAGAAGAAGTGCGGATCGAGAACTTATCTAAACCAATGTTTGTATACTTCAAACCGAATACAGCAAACAATTTGGATTTAACTTCACCGCTTGGAATCTCACTTTATGCTAATGCACTAGGCACGCTGAAATCACTTGATATTGCATTTGATAGCTTCCAAAGAGAGTTTGTTTTAGGTAAGAAACGTATCATGGTACCTACTTCAGCAATTAGAACTGTTATAGATCCACAAACAGGTATACCACAGAGATACTTTGATGCTACTGATGAAGTTTATGAAGCAATGAACTTTGATGATGGAGCAAAACAAATTCAAGATATATCGGTAGAATTGCGTGTTGAAGAGCACACGGCTGCTATTAATGCACTGTTAAACTATGTATCTACGCAAGTCGGTTTCTCTGCTGGAGCGTTTAGCTTTGATGGGCAAGGTGTTAAAACAGCAACAGAAGTTGTAAGTGAAAACTCTAAGACATTCAGAACTAAGCAGTCGCACGAAACGATTATTGAGGATGGTATTCGTGATTTAGTTGATATTATTATCGAAATCGCCGCTTTATATGATGAATTTGAAAGTACAGATAAATATGAGGTTACTGTTACGTTTGATGATTCTATAGCAGAAGATCAGACGGCAGAGATTAATAAACAAGTTACGCTTGTTATGAATGGATTAACTACTAAAAAGTTAGCCATTATGAAGATACATGGTGTTTCTGAAGAAGAGGCAGAGAGAATACTGAAAGAAATTCTAGAGGAAAATAAAATGATTATCCCTGAGAATATTGACTTCTTCGGCATGAACAACAAAAAACAGAATAATAGTCCAGGAGATGAAGGGTAATGGCACTCCCTCCTGAGAAGTTACAGCAACTCTCTATGTTTGTAGTAGATATCTACAATGCAATTGAAGAAGAGTTGCTTTTAAATATGGCCAGAATGCTCAAGTATGACAGGGAATTGCTACTTACTGCTGAGAACTTCGAACAATACCAACATTGGCGAATAGTTCAGTTAAATAAGCTAGGTAAGTTGAACCAACAACAAATGGGTACTATTGCTAGTCATAGTGGTAAAACGGCTGAAGAAGTGCGGAAGATGTTAGAAACCGCTGGATTTACAGCGGTAGAACAACATGAACCGTTATACCGGGAAGCAGTACAAGCGGGAAGTATAGTTGCTGCTCCTGCGATGTATACAAGTGCCGCGTTAATCGGCATACTTAACGCTTATGAGCAACAAGCTTTAGATACGCTGAATCTTGTAAATACAACGATGTTGAAACAGTCGCAACAGGTTTATCTTGATGTTTTAAACAAGACAGTAGGTAAACTACTTGGTGGTGTTATAACTCCACAACAAGCACTTAGGCAGACTATTTCCGAATGGGCACAGCGAGGGATTCCGGCTTTAATTGATAAAGGTGGTAAACGTTGGAGTGCTGAAGCATATGTGAATATGATTACTCGTTCTGTTAGTCAGAATGTAGCAAATGAGATGCAGATGACTCGCATGGACGAATACGACGTAGATCTAATTGAAACAAGCTCACACCTTGGAGCAAGACCACGCTGTGCTCCGTATCAAGGACGTATCTACTCTAAAAGTGGAAAGAGCAAGAGATACCCTCCGTTCTCCAGCACATCGTATGGTGAAGCGGCAGGGTTACTAGGCGTGAATTGTCGTCATATCATCTATCCTTATATCCAAGGGAAATCGACTAAGCGTTATGAACCGTACGACAATGATGAGAACTCAGAAGCATATAAGGAAAGCCAACAACAAAGAAGCTTAGAACGACAAATTAGGAAAGCGAAAAAGGAAGTAAAGGTTATGGAAGCGTTAGGAGATGCAGAGGGTGCGAAGGAAGCGAAGAACAAAGTTTCGCAACGCCAAGCTAATATGAGAGAGTTCATTAATCAAACGAAGCGTAAACGCCAATATAACCGCGAACAAATTGTTTAGGAGGAATTACGATGCTAAAACCATATAGATTACGATTAAATGAAATGCAGTTCTTCTCTGAAGGGGGAGAAAATCAACCAGTTGCACCGGAAGGAGGTGAGCCTAATGTAGCGACACCAGAAACTGTACCACCAACAAACCCAGAACCACCTGCAGAACCGCCAGTTACTTTTACCCAAGAACAATTGGAAGAAGCTAAACAGCAACAAGAAGCAGCTTTGCTGAAGAAACTTGGTGTAGAGAACTTAGATCAGCTAAAACAATCATTAAAAGGTTGGAATGAGTATCAGGAATCGCAGAAAACAGAGCAAGAAAAAACAAATGAAAAATTAACAGCATTTGAGACTCAGTTGCAAGAAAAGAATGAGTCTCTTTTTAATTTGCAAGCAGAAAACGCTGCGATTAAGTCAGGTATTACAGAAGAAAAGAACTTAAATGCAGTTATTACTCTAGCAAAAACAAAGGTTAGTGATGATATAGACATTACAAAGGCTATCGAAATGGTAGTTGAAGAGTTTCCTCATTTTAAAGGTGTAGTGGAAGAACCACAAGGAACTCCAAAGCCTACATTTACAACTGGTCAACATCAGAAACAAACGTTGACTGAAGCTGATAAATGGAAAGCAGCTTTCGCGAATTACTAAAATTAGATAATAGGAGATGTTAAATATATGGGAACTGTTAATTATGCTTCATTATACGCTGAGGGTCTTCAGCAAAAATTCACACAAGGTTTAAGCTTTGCAGCGTTATACAATTCACCAAACAATAGCATCATTAAATGGACTGGAGCGAAAACGATCCAAATTCCACGTATTGCTGTTGGAGGTTATACTGATGTTGACCGCGATGTTGTAGGTGGCTACACACGACGCGCTGATAACTCGTGGGAACCTAAAACACTTACACATGATCGCGAATATAAAACACTTGTTGATCCGCAGGACATTGACCAATCAAATATGGCTTTATCTATTGCCAATATTACAAAAGTTTTCAATACAGAAGAAGCGATTCCTGAGCATGACAAATACATGGCTTCTAAACTGTACTCTGAATACACTTCATATGGTAAGGTTGCTACTACAGTCGCATTAACAGCGACGAATGTACTTGAAACTTTTGATACGATGATGGAAAAAATGGATGAAGCAGAAGTGCCACAAGAAGGACGTATTCTTTACACTCTCCCTTCTGTTAAAAAGCTACTAAAAGAAGCAGAAGGCTTACAACGACAATTAGATGTAGGTACCAATAATGGAACTGTAAAACGTTCTATTTACTCGCTTGATGATGTAACGATTGTAACTGTTCCTTCGTCTCGTATGAAAACAGCTTACAACTTTACGAATGGTGCTGTTCCTGATGGATCTGCTAAAACAATGGATATGATACTTATTCACCCCGCTGCAGTTATTTCGCCACAACAATATGAGTTTGTTGATTTAGATGAACCAAGCGCTGCGACTTCTGGTAAATACCTGTACTATGAGCGTAAATACTGGGATGTATTTTTACTCCAGAAAAAAGTTGACGGCGTACAGATCAACATCCAAACACCTGTAACTCCTTAAAAGAGAGAGCTTAAAGCTTTCTCTTTTTTTAATACGAAAGGAATGATGTAAATGAGTAACTTAGTAAAAGTAAAACGATTGAATAAAACACTGAATATTGATGAGGGTCGCTTAGATAGTTACCTATTAGATGGATATGATCAAATCGACGAAGAAGGTAACGTTATTACTCGTGCCACAGGTGGACGAAATGTTTCGTTGGCTGAGTACAATAAGGCATTGGACGAAAAAGATGAGCTGGAGAAGGAAAATAAAAAGCTAAAATCAGAAGTAGCCAAGCTGAAGAAGGAAGCAGCTGCTAAGTAGGTGATTGTATGGCGTATATAGATGCTGATTATTATACGAACATATACAAAGGAATGCCTGTTGAGGACCCAGATATGTTGAATCGTATGATTGCAAGAGCTTCCGATGTAGTTGATCAGGTTATTAACTATAAATTGAGTGGTGTTGATTTTGATAAATTAGCACCATTTATCAAGGAGCAAGTAATGAAAGCTACTGCTGCTCAAACAGAGTACATCGCCTTATACGGCGAAACCTCTGCAAATACCATGATTGATACGCCTGTAATGCAGGTTGGTAAGTTCCGATATGGATTGTTGCGAGGCGGAAAGTCAGAAGGTGCAGGTAAAGATGCTCGTATAGCACAGGGTACAATCGCCTTTCTAAGGCCTGCAGGTTTGCTTTATTCGGGGGTGTCAGTTCATGATTAATGTCATTCCTATCCCATTGCATATGCTTATCCATACAGTTGAGTATCATGAGTACATTGGTGAAGACGATACATGGGGAGGTTCTTCTTCCTCATACGCTCCGCCAGTCGTGCTAAAAAGGGTGCGGGTGCAGCCTAATGAAAGGTTATATAACACTTCAACTGGTGATAGCGTAACGTTTGAAGCGACACTCTTTCACGATTCGGTTAACTCTTCTCCTGCTAATCAAGTGTTTAAAGAAAAATCTAAGATCGTGTGGAATGGGAAGGAAATGTTCATTAAAGAAGTTGAGCCTCTTTATACAACGAACCCTAATAGGCCACACCATACAGAGATTTATCTGCAATGATTAGAATTAATGTACGAGTTGATACTGCACAGATGGAAGCTAAGGCAGAGGAAGCGATAAACAAGGCTCAATTCGCATTAGATCAGCAAGTGTTAAAGGATAGTAATTTTTACATTCCAAAAGATACTGGCGAATTAGAACGTTCTTCAATACGTTTCAGTAGACCAGGTGAAGGTCATATTGAATGGAATACCCCATATGCGAGAAGGTTGTACTACAACCCGCAATATAACTTCTCAAAAGACGTTAACCCTAATGCCAGAGGAATCTGGTTTGAAGAGGCGAAAGCACGTCATGCAAGCGATTGGGCTAGATTAACAGAAAACGAAATACGACGGAATTTATAGGGGGGTTAAACATGAAATGGTTAATTGAATCGGTGAAGAACCACTTAACTACTGTTCTATCTAAAGACATCATGTTTGCTCCAGTAAAAGTCGATGTATTAGATATAGGTTTGAGTAATGCTCCACGAAAAAGTATTGCAATTAGGATCATCCCATCAGCTCCTGGCGAGCAATATTTCGAGGGAGAGATTATAAATAAACAATTTCAGATTCTCTTAAAAAGTGAAAACCAATTAGAAGCTAATATTTCTATGGAAGCAATAGCAAGAGAATTAAACAATGTGCATAGAAGAGAGTTTCACGCAGTGGACAACTCTTACACATTGAGAAGGCTCAACATTTATGTAGAGCCTAATTTCGTAGATAAAATAGCGTCTAACGAGTATATATACACTGCTCTTTTTGTAGTGGAATTAGAATTAGGAGGTAATTAATTTGGGCGGATTTTTAATGAACCACGGATATAAATTTGAGTTAAATGTTTCGGAAACGAGTACAGCTAAGTATGCTGTTATTGCGAAAGGGATTACTTCGGTAGATCCAGATAACAATGAAGAATCAGAAGAAACGTATTATTACGATGGTGGCGGAGCTGCAGAACGTGATATTACTGGTTTCATGATGTCTTATGGATTCGAAGGGCATCGATACTACGGTGACGAAGCGCAAGATTTTATTTTTAAACGTGTTAACCAAGTAGGTAATGCTCGTAAAAGTGATTTTCGTGTGACGGAGCCTAACGGGGATAAGTGGGAAGGTCGTTGTACTATCTCAGAAATTAAAAATCCCGGCGGTGACGCTAACGCAAAAGGTGAAATTGAGTTCACAATCAGTTTTGATGGCGTGCCAACATTCACTAAAGCAACACCAACGTTGTAAAAACAAAGAGTCGTTAATGCGGCTCTTTTTTCTTTGAATAAAATATAAAACTATAAAAAACGGAGTGTGGATTATATGTCACAAGTATTTCAATTTAATTTCGAGAAAACGTATAAAGAGGTAGATGTAGCAGGTAAGGTTTATCAAGTGGAATTTAACGATGACGCAATTAATAAATACCAGAAATCATTAAAAAGCTTTGGTAAGAAAACTAAAGAAGTACAAGGTTTAATACCAGATTACGAAAAAGCAACGGATGAAGAAATCGATAATCTAATGAATAAACAAAAAGAACTAGTAAAACACGTTGTAGAAACCTTCTTAGGTGAAGGTACATTTGAGGATCTTTATGAGAAAGCAGGTAAGTCTGTAGGAAATTTAATGACGTTAGTTGACTACTTAAATAATCTTTATCTAGAAGAAGCTAAAGAGAAAGCTGAAAAAGTACAGGCAAAATACTTAGCTAACGTCAAAAAGTAAGGTGATCAGTAATGTTCAAACTTACTGACAGAAATAGAGATATTTACAATTGGGCAGGTGTTGCAATTGAACTCAACCTGTCCTTTGACAATATCTTAAAGCTAATGGAACTTTTCGATGATGAAAGTGTTCCGGGGCATATAAAACCTAACATAGCTTTGAATATGCTCATTGTCGATAACGCACTTCTAACGCAATTATCTCCAACTGAAAAAGAAACCCTTATTATCAACGTGTTCAGAGATAAATTAAATATCGATTTATTATCAACAAATAAGAAAAATGAAATGACAGAATCGCATCATGAAGAAGATGACGATTATCCGGATATACCTGTCGTAAACTTTACCATTGATGCAGAAAGAATATATGCGTCGTTTCTATATGATTATGGAATTAATCTCTTTGAACAGCAGGGAAAATTACAATGGGATGAATTTCTCGCTTTATTTAATAACTTGTCAGAGAAAACCCCTATGCGTACAGCTATATACTATCGTACCTGCGACATACCTAAAAAAGATAAGTACAACGGCGACGAGCGTAAACGCATAAAGAAAATGAAAGCTATATATGAGTTACCAGAGGCCAAGGTGATTAGAGAAGCAAAAGAACTTCAAGATTTCCAGAAACGTATGGAAGCACAAAAGAGGCAGGTGACTTCAAATGGCTGACGGACGGGTTGAGATAGATGCGCGGATTAATAACAATAACGTTAGACGAGATGTGCAAAACATTAACAGGGAGTTAAACCGAATCGGTGGAGGGATGAACCGCACAGCTCGTGATATGCGTAATACTGTGGGCAGAGAAATGCAAGGAATGGTGGGCGACTCTGAGTATTATGCTAGGCAGTACCGTAGAGCATACGGTGACGAAATAGGCGGGTTAATGCATGATGTAGGCGGAAACTATCGCTACATGTCCCAGGAAGCAAGAAATATGATGATGGAAATGCAACAAGGTTTTTACGCTCAAAAGTTAGCGATGATTCCTTTCATGGAAGATCAGATTAAAGCAACGTACGGTTACTACAAAATGGCCCAAGGATCTAAGGACTTCCAAGGAACTAACAAAGATTTCATTAACCAAGCTAATGATATTGGTAAAGCTATGAAAGCTTCTCAAGATGCTCAAATTAATGCTAACAGGCTTGCTATGATGGGGATGCTTCAAACTATTGGGGCTATGAATGCTATGAGTTCTCTTGCGTCTAAGACTACGAAAAACTTAGATCAGATGAAAAACCCATTGTACAATACCGCAAGACCTGCGCTTGCGTTAGTTGACAATCTAGATAGAATTGCGCGAAGTGGTTCAGCTGCACAAATAGCTTTAGAGCTGCACGGACCTCAGGCGAGCATGAAAACTTTAACTGATGAAGCTATGAGGCTTAATTCAGTAATGATGGGAATGCCTATCCTAGCTATGGGCGTCGGGCTGAGTATGCTTTTCATGTATGGTTCTCTGCATAAAGCTAATATGGAAATGGAACCTAAATATGCTGAGGCATTTACTAATATGATGGAGAAGCTTACGAAGGCGCTAGAACCGATGAGACAAGCTTTCACTGCAGTAATGGTACCTATTTATAATTTTGTGGCTAAGATGGCGGAGTTAACAATAGCATTCAATGAAGCGCACCCGGTTATGGCCAGATTTATTCAAGGTACTATTATGCTAGTTCCTGCCTTAATGGGATTGCTACTACCTTTAGGATTAGGTGTAGGTTACTTTAGAGGATTAAGAGCAATTCTATTCGCATTACGCCCACTAATGATGCCTATTATAACTGCATTCGCTACTATGTCCACTCCTGTATGGATCGTAGCGGCTGCTATAACCGGTGCAACCGTAGCCTTTACTCATTTTTACAAAACTAACGAGAAATTTAAAGGTTTTGTAGACGGTACTATTAAGTCAATCAAAGATTTCAGTTCTAATCTTGTAAAGAACGGGAAAGAGCTACTTAATAACGCCTATAAATCTGATATGGTACAAAACTCTATTAAAGCTATGCAGAAGGGGTTAAATGTAGCGGGTCAGAAGTCAAAAGAGTTTGGCCTTAATATGGTCAATATGGGGAAATACTTGTATGAGACTGCTAAGTCAGGGGATGCAATGAATGAGTGGGTTGGGCATCTTCCTGAGCCATTCCAAGCTTCTGCGGAGAAAGTAGGACAATCGGTAGCGAACATCAGGACTTCTATACTATCGTCAATACCTGTAATTCAATCATTCGGGCAAAACATGGCAAGCATGGGTAAGTATCTTTTCTATACGGCTCTTGACGGTGATTATTTGAATGACTGGATAACTCATTTACCAGAGGGGTTCCAGGGTGCGGCACTTAAGATTGGCCTAACAATGAGTAGCGTGAGAGAGAGCATCATAGGTACGTTTCCTGCCATTCAACAATTCGGACAGAACGTAATGAGTATGGGCAAATACTTAATGTATACCGCTATCGATGGCGATTACTTTAATGATTGGGTAACTCACCTTCCTGAACCATTCCAGAATACTGCCTTGCAAATCGGTATGAGCGTAGCTAATATTCGCCAAACAATAATTGACTGGGTATCTAGCACAGTCGCTGAAGGTGCACGAATGGGCGTTACCTTGAAAGACATGGGGATGTACTTCCTAGAGGTAGCGAGAACGGGTGACTTCGCTAATGAGTCGCTAATGAAACTGCCTGTAAATATGATAATGGGTGTCAAGCAGATGGGGATTGCTCTTGCTGAATTTAGAGCGGACTTTATCGCTACCTTCCCAGTAATAGGGGAATTTGGTCAGAATCTATTGAATTTGGGGCAATACATCTTACAAGTGGTACTTACAGGAGATATCATGAACAGTTGGTTATCGTCAATGAGTGGTGGTTTCCAGAACGTCGCCATCTTGATTGGTACTGCTATAGAACAAATTAAGACTAGTATTGGTTACTTTGTTGAAGCTATCAGGCTTGCTATGGGTGGAGATACTTCCCAACTAGGACAGATATTCACAACAATTCTTCCTACATTGATTACTATATTGATTGGTGGTTTACCAGGATTGCTACTTACTGCATTGAGATTCCTCCCTACGATTGTAGAAGGTATCAATCAGATGTTACCTGGTTTCTTAGAAACAGCAGGATCTATCATTCTACGTTTCATTGAGACAATTGTAGGAATGATTCCTACAATATTACAGGTTGGTATTGATATCATAAGTACAATCATTACAGGTATCACGACTTCACTCCCTATAATTGTACAAGCAGCTATAGATATTATTGTGAATACATCTAATGCGTTCTTCTCTGCTGTAACTGCAGTTGCTCCTTCATTGATAAACGCAGGACTCGATATGATACTAAAAATACAAAAAGGTTTAACTGATAACCTTCCTAAGATATTAGAGATGGGACTTACTATTATTGAAAATCTTCTGGAAGGGATTAGCAACATGTTACCAAAGATAATTGAATCAGGCATTACAATTATTACTAAGCTTTTAGAAGGTATTGTACAGCGTTTCCCTCAATGGATACAGAATGCTTATGATATGATGAATAAGTTTTTAGATTCTATCATCAAACATCTTCCTACTATCCTACAGACAGGTATTGATATCCTTATGAAACTTATTGACGGTATCGTTAAAGTCCTTCCTAGATTGCTAGACGCTGGGCTTAAAATGATTATCCAATTAGCAAAAGGATTAGTGGATAATTTCCCTACGATCCTAGAAAAAGGTATTCAAATAGTAGAGTCTATCATTAGAGGTATCATACGAGCTCTTCCTGGTCTTCTAAAGAAAGCATGGGAACTAACATGGGAGTTCATTAAAGTAATTGTAGCTAACTTGCCACAAATCCTAGAGACAGGCGTTAAGTTACTTATCGCTTTAATTAATGGTATCGTGAAGACTGTAGGTCGTTTATCTTCTACGATTATCACTGAAGTTATTGGAGCTATCCTTAAATGCTTCAGTAACGCAGGTACAATGCTTAAAAGCATCGGCAAAGACATTATCCAAGGTCTGATTAACGGTATTTCTAGCATGGTCGGAAAAGCTGTATCAGCTGTTAAGAGCGTAGCAAGTAACATCAAAGATGGAATCGCCGACTTCTTCGATATACACTCTCCTTCTCGTCTAATGTATGGAATGGGTGAATTTGTGACGGAAGGTCTGGCTAATGGTATTGTTTCGCTAACGAATTTAGCAGTTAATAAAGCTAAAACGATGGCTGAAGCTGTAGCTGATGGATTTTCATCTCTTCAAGAAGATATAGTTATGGGTGATATCATTGGTGGTGGTATTGATAACGCAGCTCTGAATTCCGCATTTTCAAGCTCTAAGAGATTTGTTAACGATATGGTTAACGTTAATCCTACAGCACAACAAGCCGCTTATATAGCACCTAAACAAGAGAGACAAGTTAAAACAACGCCTCAAGATAGTAATCAGAGCGATCAAAATAACACGTACATCGTAATGGATAAAAAGGTTGTTGGAGAAGTGTTAGCACAACCTGTAGAAACTACAAATAACAGACGAAAACAACGTCTGGCACAATTTAAACCAACTGTAACACCTTCCTTTTAACTAAGGGAGGTGTTTTTTATAGATAAAAATACCGGAAGGAGGTAGTCGAATGCCATCAGGTAGTTTTTCATTTAACGGGATACGTAAAGACTACATCTTTATCTTAATGGGATTTAACCGACCTGCATGGTCTCCTGTTGAGAGAGATATCTTAAAGGTTCCTTCTAAAGCAGGAGGGTATCTCCTACAAACGAATACAAATGTAAGAACAATAGAAGTTCCTGTCATTATCAGGGCGGGTAGCCAAAGTGAAATGCAAAAGAAGAAAGAAGATTTAGCGGATTGGCTTGTGACAGATCAACCTTGCGAATTGATTTTTGATGATGAACCAGATCGCACTTACATGGCTGTAATTGATGGTGAAGCAGACATAGATGAATTAATTTTCAGAGGAAAAGGAAAGATTACATTTGTCTGCCCTATGCCTTATAAATTAGGGGCTGTTAAAACAGAAGTTATGCTGGTGCAGAATCAGGAATTAAAAGTGTCCTTTGAAAATAATGGGACAGTAGAAACAAATCCTATCATCGATATTGAAGTGACAAATCCTAGCCCGTTCTTGGATGTATGGAATGATGACGAATATTTTAGGCTTGGTTATCCTACTGGAGTTAAAACCCGTGTGGTAAAACAAGATGAGCGCCTAATATGGGATGAAATGAATAGTTTAACTCCTTGGACGGCTGTAACGGGTCAAATAGGGATCTATAAAAGTTCAGGAGCAATGAAGGTATGGCAAGGATACGCTTTTACACCTGAATCATACGGAATAGGAACTGCTACTGAGTGGCATGGTCCCTTTATGAAACGAACTATCCCCAATACGAGTGGTGTTATTCAAGACTTTAGACTTGATGTGCAAATGTATTTTCAGTCAGGTTATTGGAGCAGGATGGGGAAAACAGTGGTCATGCTTTTAGACGCTAATGACAATGTAATAGTTGAATTATCAATGGCTGATGAATACATGAGTCATGAAATGACAACCGCACAAGCAATTATTGATTCAGGCGGTTCTAGAAAGTGGATTGCTGACGAAATGGGCATGTCTTCTGATACCTTTAATAATTTCAGGGGTCATGTTTCAGTAGCACGCAGAGGTAAAGAGTGGAGTTTCTATTTTGCTAAGTATCGCAAAAATACCGAAATAGATGATGCTAGTTTTGTCCGCACCTGGAGAGACGAGTCCGATAGTAACCCCATGACTTCTAGACCAGTAGCAAAGGTAGCTGTAGGCTGTATCGCTTATGGTCCACATCCGCCTGCTGAAATAGCATTTATTGAAGATGTGAAGTTTTGGAAGATTAATACTTTAACACTTGATGAAACTCCTTATATTTTTGATGTAGGGGATAAAGTTCAGATAGATACAGAGAGATCACTAGTAACAATAAATGGAACAAATGCAATTGGATTAAAAGACATCTTTAGTAGATTCCCTACTGTAAAAAGAGGTTGGAACGATATTATTATACGTCCATCTAACATAGGGACAGCGCGAATTGTTTACAGGGAGAGGTACAAATAATGAAGAAGGTAAGCGGAGATTTACACATTGTAGATTTTAAAACAAAACAAATTATCGCTACTATTCAGCCGGCGGATTATTTCGATGATCTAAGACACTGGGAAATCAAAGATAACGTCGACATACTGGACTTCAAACTATTAGAAGATTCTCCGTTTCTAGATTATATCCAACAAAAGAATTTGATATTAAAAGAAACGAATCCAGGTGTTATTACTCCCTATGTAATCACTTCTATCGAAAAAGACTCTGAAAATCATAATGTTACTATCTATGCATCAGGTGAGTGGATTTTACTTGATAAAGAGGTTCCTTTAACACCGCAAGAGATTAAAAGTTGGAGTGCTGAACAGTATTTAAAGTTTGCTACTAGTCATACTGATTGGGAAGTTGGCTTTATCGAAGCGATAGGGAAACGCTCTTTTAAAATAGAAAAACCCATGAGCCCTTTGCAATTCATTCAGCAAATCGCAACTCTCTTCGACAACATCGAGATCCAATACAGGATAGAGATCGGAACCGGCAAGCCGAGAAGATTCATTGACCTTGTTAAGAAACGCGGCAGAGAAACGAATAAAGAGGTTACTCTCGGTAAGGATTTAGTAGGAATCAAGCGCATAGAGAACTCTGAAAACATTATTACTGCATTATTTCCGTATTATATAGGCCAAGATGCGGACGGTAACGACAAGTTAATCACTATCGAATCTGTGAATAATGGATCTCAATATATTGTCGATGACGCAGCGTTTCAACGTTGGAATGTGAACGGAAAGCATCTATTTGGATTCTACACTCCGGAATCTGAAAAAGATGAACTTACTCCGTCCAGATTGTTAACATTAGCCAAAATGGAGCTAAAAAAGCGTGTTTCCGCAATCGTTACTTACGAAGTGAATTCTGTTGACATATCTAGCGTATTTGGATATGAGCATGAGGATGTTAGAGAAGGTGACACAATCCGTATTATCGACGAAGGTATGACACCGACTCTTTACCTAGAAGCAAGAGCTATTGTAGGAGACAATTCCTATAAGGATAAGCATCAAAACAAGCACAAATTTGGAAACTATGTAGAAATAGTCAACCAAGATGAAGCGTTGCGAAGACTGTATCAAAAGATGCTTTCCATGATTAATGACAAAGTATCGAAAGAATGGTTTGCTGCATTAGAAGAAAAAGCAAATGATACAGCTAAAAAGGCGAATGAAGCTGTTGAAGAATCGAAAACAGCTAAAGATTTAGCTACTGCTACAAAAGATTATATGGATCAAAACATGGTCGATATTATAGAAAGTGTTTCTCCTCCTATCGCGGGTCTTAAACCAAATAAAACGCTATGGCGTGATATTAGTGGTGGCAAGCCTGGTATTTTGAAAATATGGACAGGTACAGTGTGGGATGTTGTCGTTCCGGATGTCGAGGAAGTTAAAAGGGATCTTGAACTCACTAATGAATCTATGAAGTCGAAAATCTCTGAAAAACAAATGCAAGATTATTTAGGTGGTTTAGGCAGTACAAATATTCTATTCAATTCTGCATTTGAAGATAGAGAAATTAACCCAAGTTCTGGTGTGATTATCTCTAGAACCCCAAGCCTTAGTAAGTGGAGTGTGACAGCTACTGCAGGAACAGCGGTTACACCTACAACATCCAAAAGACATGACGGGTATAATTCTGTTCAGATTCAAGCTACAGGGTTAACAGGAAACGTTTTGACAGGAATAAGCCAGATGACTCCTGTTACATCTAACTCAGGGAAAGTAGTGTTATCTGCATGGATATTTACGAATAGTAAAGATGGCTTAGATCAAGATGGATATTTGGAAATTAAGTTTCGGAATGGGTTAACTGTAGTTGCAACTACGAATGTAACTTTAAAAGATAAGTTAACTGATGGCGTATGGACATTTATTTCCGTTACTGCTGATGTACCTTCAAGCGCTGTTACTCATGCTGAAGCTTGTATAGGAATAAATAAAAACGGCCTTATTTGGGCTTCTCAACCACAATTTCAACAAGGTGAGAATCCTTCGAGTTTCATGGAAAATCCTAAAGATTATGCTAACTACGATCAACTTGTTGGAGAGATTGCAAAAAAAGTGGCTACTTCTGAATTCGACTCTAAGGTATCTACTATTGAAACCAGTATAAATCAACAATCTGACCGCATTAATCTCAAAGCAGAGAAAAATGATGTTTACAATAAAACAGATTCTGACAGGCGTTTTGGGAGTAAAGCTATAGTAGATAATCATACTTCACAATTATCTTTAATGAGTGATGAGATTAACTTACGAGTTAAAAATAACGAAATTGCTTCCACATTCAACCAAACAGCTCAATCTGTATTAATTCAAGCGAGTAAAATTTATCTTGATGGTTACATTGAAGCAAAACATCTTAAAGCGCAGACTTTGCAAGGGGTAACAATTCAAACTGCTCCTGCAGGTTCAGGCGCCAATCATATTCGTTTAAATGCACAGAATTTAACTGTATACGGTGGTGGACGTAGTAGAGGTTATTTAGGATTCATTGAGCGTACAGACGGGAACATTCAGTCCGCTTTAATTCTTGGTAATGATTATGAGACAACAGGGACGTTAAACGGATCATTAGTAATTGACCAAACTACAATAAATTCAAATGTATTCACTAACTCAGTGGCTTCAATTGGGATTGCTACAGGTCGTAATGGAAATGACGTAGTTAAATCTTCCTATATCAATTTCTACAGATATGATGGAGCAATGCAAATTAACTCTATAGGCGATATGAGTTTAACAAATACGAACGGTAATATTTCTCTTACTGCTAGTTCTACAGGTGGTACTACAGGTTTTATCACCTTAAGTTCTTCTAAAGATATCAATTTGACCGCTAAGCGTGGCTACTTTAATTTTTATACAAGTGATAACAAGTCATTCCCTGCAATGACAATTAAAGACTTAGCTCCAACTGCTCAAGGAGATGTAGATTTTACTTTTGCAAATCAGATCATGTTTAGAATGGCAAGGCATCCTGACTATGTAGGTGAAGGATTACAGATTAAAAGTACGACAGGTGACGCTTTCCGAGACATTAAGCTAAGAACACTACGAGCTACTGAAAATATATCTGCTGTAGGGCGTATGTGGGCGCAAGAATTTATCCCTAGTTCTTCTCGTACGCTTAAAACGAACATAGAAGACCTTCCATTCTCCGCTTTAGATAAAATCAACTCTGTAAACATTAAACAGTATCACTTTATAAGAGATGTTGAACGCTTTGAGTCAGGGGAGTCTATTACACTTCCAATTAATTACGGTATGATTGCGGAGGACTCTGACGATGTATTCACTACACCACAGAAAGACGCTGTAACACTTTATAGCTCGGTTGCAATTTCTATTCAAGCAATACAAGAAGTTGACTTTAAAGTTAAAAATCTTCAATTTGACCACGGTATGTTGAAGCAGGAAGTTGTCACTCTTAAAGAACAACTTGAAGCAGAAAAACTTGAGAAAGTTTCAATGAAAGCTGAAATTGATGAATTAAAGGTATTAGTACAACAATTAATAAATAAGAAACCAGAGCAGCCATAAGCTGGTCTTTATTTTGCATAAAGGAGTGATTTTATGACATTCAAGACCTATGAAATTAACGTAGATTTAGTACATGATACATCCACAACTTGTTCCAACCGCTTTTCTCAAAATGATAGAAACTCCGCTAAATTATTAGTAACAATAACAAATAAAGGTGCGGAGCTTGATTTAAGCCAAGCAAAATCGGTGCGGATGTCATTTAGAAAACCGGATGGAACTCGTGTATTCCAAAACGATTGCCAACCGATTAATGCAATGAAGGGGAAATATCAAATTGTATTAAAGACTCAAACTTTGACTTCAGTTGGTAATGTAATTGCACAGATCCATATTGAGGAAGAGGATAGAATCATTGATACACAAAAGTTCTTTTTTGTAGTAAATGATTCGTTGGCAAGTGATGAAGCAATTGAAAGTACAAATGAATTTACAATTATTCAAAAAGCAATTGAGGCAGGGAAGAAACTTGAAGGTGTAGATATTAACGGGATTATTGCAGCAGGGGAATTAGCGAAGGGAGCATTACCTAAGTCAGGCGGTACGATGACAGGGGCGCTCAATGTAAATGCTCCTTTATTCCTTAAGTCAAAAGATGGTGTAAAGCAGTATTCTTTTGAGACGGATGCTAATGGTAAGCTATGGTTTTCTGACAAGAATGCACCCAGAGATATATTTACAGTCGAGTCTGATGGTACTTTTAGGGTTGCAGGATTGACGAACCTGTTAAAAAATACAGGTGGTACGATGACAGGCGACCTTCAGATAAACTCAGCTAACAAGGGTTTCCAAGTGGGGAACGGTACTGCTCAACTAATCCAATCAGTTGATACTCTTGGAAGGTATTACTGGTACTCAAGTATTGGTAAGACTCCATTAAGATATGATATCCCTAATGAACTATTAGCTTTTCTATCGGCTTCGTCATTCAGTAACACATTGACAATGGCAGGTGCAAATGCTCGTTTGGTTATCGATGAGGGAGGGCAATCTGTTACGTTTGACCAACCTGTAGCACAGACAAGCGCGCGAGGTCTCTTATATCGTGAAAATGGAGTCACTCTTGGCGGTATTGGTCGAATAAGAAGCACGACAGACGCTTACAATTACATTGGATGGGGCGCGAATCCTTGGGATATGTCTAGTTCTCTTGTCGTAAGCGATAAAGCTCTAAAGTACAAAGGTAAGGACGTAGCTATGCGAGATAAAGACGATAGGGCTACTATTCCCTTAACAGCTGATGCTGAATTAATTACTTCTTATGGAGTTATAGCTGACAGAAGAGGTAATACAGTAACTTTAAGGGCGCCAATCAGAAGAAAGGTAGGTTCTACTAATGGACATGTATTTACATTGCCTCCAGGGATGCGACCTACCATGATGCTGACTCAAGTAGTACATGCAAGTGACGGTACGCCTGCTCTTATGACAATCCCTAGCGATAGTGGACAAGTTCTACTTCAGACAATTACCCCTGCTATTATGGGTAAGGACTATCACATAGTATTAACGTATGTAGCAGATTAATAGTGTTTAGATTAAAAAATATTGAAGGAGATGTTTTATAAATGAATGTAACTAAAGGCGATAAATTTATCATGGATAGCAAGTATATTTGGGAATGTATTGAAGTTATCAAAGAAGAAGTAACTAGGATTCCACTATCCTTTAAGGTTTTAAGCGAAGTCTTAGAAGGGATTTATAATTCAAATAAGGATTTACCTGTTGGAGACGGTAATAGGGTAACCCATTTAAAATTTTCATGTGTAGGAGATGAGAGTACGTATGCATTGGTAGACGTTTCTGGAGAAAAAAGCCCTGCTTTTGAGTCTTACTTAAAAGGAGAATTGGTTAGTTGGAGTAATAATCCATCAGTAGATAATATTTTATATGCATTATATAATTCCGTGACACAAAATGGAATTAGAGAGTATGACTTATATGACAACAAAGGGAATTCAATAGGGAATTACACTGTATTAGATTACTCTGAAATACATCAATAAGGAGGAAGCGTTATGGCATATGGATACTGTTATAACAACGAAGGGAAATTCACGAAAATGATTCCTATCGACGAAAAGCCGATTTATGAGAAGCAAACATTTTACCGAGAAGAAACGAAAGAGATTGTCACGGAAGAAAAGTTATGCGCGTTGCACCAGTCCATTGAGGATGGCACGTACAAGCCTGAGATTGACGATAAGACAGGTGAAGAGTTACCAGTAATCAGCAAATACGAATGTCCTGACTGTGTAATGCGTAGTGTGGAATATGAAACTATTCAAGTACCATATGAAGAGGAGGTTGTGGTCGGTTATGAGCCTGACATCCCTACTAATTGTACTTTAGAAGTTTGTCCTTGGTTAGCTTACGAGCCTGTATTCAAGGAAGGTAAGTGGGTGAAAACGGTTGAGCCAAAGATAGAAGAGCCGCAACCAGAGAAACCATCGGAGTTAGAAAATCTAAAAAGGAAACAGGACTTAACACAACAAGCTCTGGATGATTTATTGCTTGGAGGTATGTAAAATGGCAAATTATTTAGCTCAAAGGATTATTGATGAAGTATACACATACGCTTATGTTGTTTCAAGGCGTCCAGACTTAAAAAGCGGTATCGACTCATATTTAATTAAAAACGGAAGAGAAGATTTAATTGCAAATATCCCATTACCAGGGAATTCATTATAATTACTGATTCAGCAACAAACCGAAGCGTGCAGAAGCAGGCTTTTTTATTTTTAGAAAAGGAGCTGAACCAATGCAAGAAATTCAAGATTTAAAGCAAGAGATCCAACAAATTAAGTTAGATCAAAAAGATATGCAGCGTGATATTCGTAATCTAGAAACACGTACTACAGTCAACGAAAAGGACATTGTAAATATTAATAAGCAGCTCGAAAAAATTAGCGCCAATACCACTTGGATTCTACGAATTATCATCGGAGCAATTGTAGCTGGGTTATTGGGGTTACTAATGAAAGGCGGCATGTAATATGTCAAAAGAGAATATCAAAAAACGATTCCGCAACTGGCGTACCTGGGTTGCGGTTTTTTCATTGATTGGATTTTTATTTACTAAATTCGGAATGCCTGAAGCAAAGAACTTTATTGAAGAATTGCTCCCCTATTTATTTGCAGTAGGCGTATCACTTGGTATTTGGACTGATCACGAAGAAAAAGGAGAAGATGCTGAATGAAAAAAACTTTTAAACTGGCTTCCTCTGTATTTATGACTCTATTGCTCCTGTTAAGTTTTGCTACAGGAGCTTTTGCTGATAGAACGCTTATTATTCCTGATTTACCTAAACAACCATACCGTAATGGTGTTGGTGCGTATGAGGGTGTAGTAGCACATTCTACAGCAACTCCAGAAGCGCCAGCTATTAACATTCAAAAATATGAGTCTCGTACATGGCGCTCGGCATTTGTACATTACGCAGTTGATTGGAATGAAACAATCCAAATTGCTGATACGAAATACATTGCTTATGGTGCAGGACCAGGAGCAAATAAACGATTTGTTCACGTAGAATTATGTGAAACAAGAGATTATGAGAAATTCAAACGCAGCTATGATAAATACGTTAAGTTATTAGCTAAAATTCTTCGTGATCGTGGATTATCTGTAGAAAAAGGATTGTGGACTCACTACGATGTGACGAAATATCTTGGTGGAACAGATCATGAAGACCCACTTGATTACTTAAAGTCTCATGGTGTTTCAGAAGCTCAATTCCGTGCTGATGTGCAACGAGCATACAATAACTCTAGCGTGGAAGTTTCCGTGCCTGAGAAGCCATCTAAACCAGCAGAAGTTCCAACAGCAGTAACAGATGGCATTGCTTATATTGAAGGTTACAACGTAAATTTACGTAAAGGACCTGGTACAAGCTATTCTAAGATTCGTCAGCTAAACAAACCAGAATCTTATATTGTATGGGGCGAAAAAGATGGTTGGTTAAACCTTGGCAATGAACAATGGATTAAAAATGATCCATCTTATGTGAAGTTTAGTAAGAAAAGCACAGTGGATTCTTCTATCGTAGGTAAGCGCGTTGTTTCTAAAGTTAATAACCTGCGATTCTATGATGCTCCATCTTGGCAGGATAAAGATGTTGCTGGATCTGTAGATGCAGGTTTAGGTTTTACAATTGACGCAAAAATAAACGTCAATGGATCCCCGCAATACAAAGTACACAATAGCAAAGGTAAAACATACTATATCACAGCAAGTGAAGCCTATGTGTATGTGAAGTAAAAAAAACGAAAGCCGTCCTGTCGGGCGGCTTATTTTACATATCCCAAAAATCATCAGCTTTAACTCTTGAATCAAATTCCCTTAACACCTTCAATATCTTCTGCATTGTCTTTCTTGTCGGTGATCTATCCGGATTATTAGCTAAATCCCCTACAGTATTTCTGCCTAGTCCTGATTTCCTCACTAACCATTCCTGCTCAATTCTATGTTTATCTAAAAACCTTCCTAGTGGCGTTCTCTTAGAACGAAACCTCCACATCATTCTCACTCCCTATGAAAATTGTTATCTACAGTACTTTCCTAAATGCACAAAAAATAAACCCCTAAAAATAGGGGCCTAAAAATGGTGCATGGACGACAATATTTTACGAAAAACGTCTTTTCAGTAAGGAGAGTTTTTTTCCAGGTTCTTCAGCGTAATACTTCATGTAGTCGCACATTAAAATATTAATTAGTTTATCCGCTGTGTATCCATGTAAAGGAAACGAATGAGCCATATCCGAGAAAAATACTTCAATACGCCTTAATGTTCTTCTATCAATCTTCACTTCAATCGTTCCATATCGTTCATCGTTTTCATTAAATTCTAATTCATGATCAGTATAGTGCTTCTTACTCTCTAGAATTTGATACAGCTGCTCCATACTATTCTTGGACCTTATATGTTCAAGAAAATCTTCCACAAGGATTTCAGCTAAATCACTTGCATTACATTCATAATCCTCTTCTTCCATATCTTCGATAATAATATTCATACGGAATAAGTAAATTTTGAGCATCTTCACTTCAAAACGGTACTTCTCTTTTAATTTCCATTCAATTTTAGTTCGTTCCCACCAATTATTAGCACTCATAAGTTGAATTTCTTTTGTCATTACATCGTATTTACTATACATGCTGTCACCTCTCACATAGTGCGTAATGCAAAGCATAAAATACGTGTTGCTGCAGCTCTTTGCGAAACTCCCCATTCAATTGCCAATCGGACAAGCTTAGAATGCGTTTCCTGCTCCAATTTCGCATGAATGTACTTTTTGGTATCTTTATAGTCATATGCATGTATCTCATTTATATAATCAACTCTAAGGTGTTCTGTGATTAATTTGGACATATATTGTGTAGTGGTTATTCCTTCTTGGAATGCTGAGGATCTTATTAGTTGTCTTTGTATTTCATTTACGGGGATTTTTACATCTTTCTTTTTATCAGAACGAATTTTACGAGGTTGTTGGTTTGTTATTGTAGTAGATTGTTTTCGAGGTTCAAACATAGGGTTAACGTTGCTCATGATGCTCTCCCCTTTCAAAATTAACCTCCTCCCTCTCTGTTAACACAGGGTCATAGTTCCAACATGCTATCATTCCTGCTGTTTTTGAGAAAAGAGAGGAGGTATCTTATATTTTTGTTAGATAGTTATTACCAATCGTTGAAACCATTAATTAACTCCATAGCATTATCGACAGCTTCTTCAGAAGGTTTCTCATCTTCTCCCGCATCATTCTGTATGCCATGAGTATTTATATTGATTAGTAGCTTTTTAACTAATTGAAGCGGATCTTCTTCACCAGCAACTTCTGCAAGTACCTGGTACATTTCTAATCTTTTTTTAATCTGCTTATTTACGTAACCCTTTTGCCCCTTACCTTGTTCCTCTAAACGAGTTACAAAGTTGTAAAGGACCTTATCATTGTTAGGGTTAAGCTCAATTTGCAGCTTTTTCTTTTGTAAGTTTGTCAAAGACATCACATCCTAAATAGTAGTATCCTAATAGGTTAGCTTCTTGACCATTTTCTAGAACTGCAAATGTTGGGAATTGCTCTTTTTTCTTCTCAATACGCTTTTTATGAAGAGCAGCCATTCCGCCAGTCCAAACGATTTTATCGTATACAGCTAAGTTAAACTTTTGAGACACTTCACGTAACGCTGCATCGAAATGACGTTGTAATTCTTCATCTACTTTCTCAGCTACATCTTTATGAGTGTATAAGTCGTATAGAGAGCCATTGTACTTATAGCCATTTTCAAGGATATAGTGCATGTTAGAAACGCTTAAATCAGGTGTTTCGCCAATGTTATCGCGTACAATTTGTTCAATAGCCATGAATGCTTTCTCGCAACCTAATTCAGTTCCTAAACGGTCGATAACAGCATTACCAGACATATCAGTAACATCGAATGTACCGAATCCACCATCAATGATAAGGATACGATCTTCTTTATTAATAATTTCTTTTTTTACCAGGTAATATTGTGTTCCTACTGGTTGTGGGATTACTAAACACTCTTTTACTTTAACTGTGATTAATTCACCGTTTACTTTTACTGCTGTTTCTTCCATAGCGACCTTACGGATTGATTCGCGTTGATTACCGAAGTGAGATACTGGAAGACCGGTAACAAGTAACGGAATAGTAACGTTCTTCTTAAAGTCTTTTGCAATGAATCCGAATAGTTGTTTCTTAAACGTTGGATCCTCATAACGTTTTGCTTTGTTCTCGCCAAGCGCACGAATTAATGGAAGTTTTGATTTTCTAGCTTCTTCTCCTATGTAGTAAGGGAAGTCGGTGTTCGTTAATTCAATTTTTGTGAAACTAGCTTCGTTGTAGTAGTCATCAACAGGTGCTAACACCGATAATTCTGTAATAACATCAGCCTCTAGTGATTTGTTTTTCTTTGAAGCGCGCTTTGTAAAACCATTTCCTAAGTCAATCGCATACGGATTTCCTAATAGCATATATATTCCCCTTTCAAAACCAATGGTTAATCATTGATATTTTTGATTCTAACAGATACTTACGTTTAAATTCAATGAAATATACCAAAAACGCTAAATTTATTATTGGTTAATCATTGATTATTGGTTTTCAAGGTTATAGGGCATCGCAAAGGCTTCGCAATATTAATAAAAATGCATGTTGCGAGGTAGGGAAGATATAGGCTTGTCCTCCCTAAGATTCGTCAATCCTCCCTAAAGGTTTTATCAACAATAAAAAGAAGACAAGCTTCACGCTTATCTTCCTGCTTCTTGTAACTATATGAAACTTGTATTACAATTGATGTAGAAATTAATCGAATAAATGAGAAAGAGCCTTAAATCCTCCGCGACCAAACTTTGGATTTAAGACTCTCTGATAAGTTACACAAGGTGTATACCCTGTTGTTAATTAATTTATGTCTCTATGATACCAAATTAAATCAATAAGGTAAATACTTTTATATCCTTGTGTGACTTCCTTTTATTCTCAAAAGGAGGTCTATTTGTGTTAGCTATAAGGCAACACCAGGAATCGTTTATTGATGAGTGGCATGAATGCTACTTGTCAGAACATAAAAAGAGTGGGTATATAGCCGTTTTAGATTTAAGCGGTAGCGAGAAGAAACAATTATGGATAGGCACGAACGACATTAAAACTCTTTCAAATATGTCTAATCCTTCGAATAAGGATTTTTATCTGTCTTTGAATAGCTTTGTATTTGGAAGCAGGAAAGCGACAGATTTAAAACAAATACGGAATATCGGCGTAGATTTAGATTTTTACAAGTTAGATATTTCAAAAGAATACGTGATTCAAAACTTACAAGATTTCATTGCAGAAGGGATGCTCCCTTGCCCTAATTTAGTTATGTATGGACGAGGAATGCAACTGATATACACTGTACAAGGTGGCGCAGCTCCACAAATGGCATTTTTATCTCAATACATAACTAACCATTTTATAAAAATGTTGATGCCATTAGGTGCAGACGGATCATGTAGCGACCTTTCAAGGGTCCTGCGCATGCCATATACAACGCATAGCAAAACTGGAAAGCAAATAGAACTTGAAATTTGGACAAGACGCGAACACGATCTACAAGAGTTATATGATTATGTACCACCTTTAGAAAAGAAGAGACAACCGAAACGAACTGCTACACGTAAAAAAGGATCAATTTCAACACTACCTTCTCAAAAAGGGGTAATGAACCTTTATAGTTTAAATACAAAAAGGAAATCTGATTTAGAGAAGATTGTGGTGCTCAGAAATGGCGAAATAGAGCATAGACACGACATGACATACATTTACGCCTTCACAACAGCTTTGATCGTTAAAAACCAAATAGCGACGTTAGAAATGACGTTTCAGATAAATGATAAATTTAAAGAACCGCAAACGAAAAAAGAAGTAGAAAGAACAGTGAAAGATGCGTATAGAGATGCTATAAAGTTTTTCGATGCGTTTGCGGAAAATGGGTTTACGATGCGAGGATTAGCGTCAAATTTAATTAAGCCAATGAAAACAGAGACGATTTTTAGAAAATTAGACATAAAATTAACAAAAGAAGAACTTGAATTGATGGATACATTAATTGATTCAGAGGAAAGTAAACACAGGGACAAGCTAAGAAAGCGAAAAACCCGTGGTTCTGTTAGCTTAGAAGAACATAAAGAAAAAACTGCAAGACAAACTGATAATCAGCTAGCTAAATTAAAAGAATTGATCGCAGAAAATCCAAAGCCAAAATGGAAGTCCATAGCAGTAGAAATGGGCATTTCAGAACGGCATTTACGTCGCCTAAGAAAAGAAATATAAAAGCGGACATCCCTGTCCCTTTAAAGCAAAGTTATATGCAGCACCGTAGTACTGTGTTATTCCTGAACCTCCTATTTAGGGGGTTTTTATTATGGTGGGGGATGGTAGAATAGGCTTTATTGCTGAATTTAGTTTTACACAACGGATATAGTACGTGAAATTATAGATTGATATTGAGCATATAGTGTTTTATTTGAAAGGGATTCTATAACATTCAGATATATACAAAATAAAAAAATATATGCTACATTATTCCAGTAATGATAGTTTATTGAGTGGGATTGTCAACCTACCTCTGGTAAGTTAACTAAAATCAAGCAACCTTTTATCAACCATTGCTGTTGATTTTTAGTTCTTATTAGAAGGAGGTGATACATGTGAAAGAATTGATAGGGGCTGTATTATTGTTTCTAATGGAAAGGTACTTTATTGAACCTTTCGTTGAATATATAGAACAAAAAACGCGGAATTTATCTATTTTTACATATGTAAAAACCACTCAAGCTATGAACGTAGCTGTAGAGTGGCTAAGAGTGCTAAAGATAGTTACTTTTAGTTATGTTCCGTTCACTCACTAATTAGTGAGTATTACATAGAACAGGGTGTCTCAACCACTCTGTTCTATTGCAATTATACCTCTGTCTAATGTATATTATACACTCATTTGAAAAGTTTTGCATTTCTAATGAGATATGAAGGAGGAACTAATATGAAAATTGATCTTCTTAAACTATTTATAAAATCAACAATATTATTTGTTTTAGCGTTAGTTATAGCGGATAAATTTCTAGGTTATACAGGTATAAAAACGATGGTTTATGCGTTAAGTTTAGCAATAATTATTCCGTTAGTTAGTCTAGGGATAGATTATATTAAATATTATTTCACCGAAAAACACGTTTAAAAGTTAATTTGACGTGTTTTTTTGTATAAAGAAAAGACACCCTAAGGTGCCTTCTTCCAACTTGAACCACATTAATTTTAATAATATGTATTGGACTCCCATCCAATATTATTTTACCATGTTAAGTTAATTTATACATTGAAAAAAATAAAAGCACTCTTTCGAGTGCCTTCAATTATTCTACTTTTAACTTAATCTCTTTACCCATCATACCGCCACGAGCTTTTAATACTAATCCTTGCGCGTCAGCAGGAACGTCAAAGATGATTTTACCTGTTTGAGTCAAACCAGGGTTAAGTTGTTTTAAGAAGAAATCCGATTTACCGCCATTGCCTACATCGAAAGCTGTTTGAGCTTGTGTAGAATATTTGAACTCACGATCTTGATTATCAACTAACTTGAAGCTGTTAGCATCGACAGTGATAGCGTCTTTTTGGTTATTAGTGATAGAAACTTCAACGATTTTAAATACACCTTGAGCTTTTTCACTTAAGTATTGACCACCTACTGAATCTGTTGATTCAACAGAACCTACAGCGATTTTAACTTTAGAAGATTCGCCCTCTTTAGAAAGTTCCTTTTTAGGTCCTTCTTTCTTTGGTTCCTCTTTTTTAACTTCGTCTTTCTTAGGCTCATCCTTTTTTGTTTCCTGTTTAGCCTCTTGTTTTGGTTCAGTAGAAGCTGTTTTAGTTTCTTCTGTATCCTTGCTACTATTGCCATAAGCTCCGAGTACTATGATAACAACGATAACCCAGAACCACCATTTTTTATAGAACGGTTTTTTCATTTTCTTTCCTCCAGTTATGTAAAATGTAAGATTTCCGAGCTTATCATAGCAAATAAAACATTCGAATATTGTCATATTTTGTCGAACGTAAATAAAAAAGAGAACCGAATGGCTCTCTTGGTAGGATTGGTAAAATTATGTAAAATTTTACCTCTTTTCATTGGAAAACATTTCTTCTACAATGAACTTAAATCAGAACGTATCTTGGTTATCTTTAATCATTCGAATGAACAACAACACCTGATTACAAAAACGCTCTTTCTGAGCATCGTCTAACGCCCCATACGTTGACCTAGCTTCAGAAATGACTTGTTGTATTGGTTCATCCATAAAATTGTTAGAGAAGCCAACGAGGACGTCCAAAGATACATTGAAAAAGGAGGCGATACTTGCTAAAGTTTCAATATCAGGTTGAAATCGACCAGTTTCCCAATTCTTAATCTGACTCTGACTTAAATTTAGAGCTTCAGCTAACTCTGCTTGCGTTAAATCACGAGACTTTCTTAAATGTTTTAAAGTTTGTCCAAAGATTATCATAGTAATTTAAGTATAAATATTGCACTATCATACTACTATAATAAGTTGTTTTATTAACTATTTATTAACTTTTAGTTGTTTTGCAACTAAAAATAAATTAAAAAATAGAACAAAAGTTCGTTTTCTTGTGGTAAAATATGCATATGGGTATTTCTAACGTCGTATGTAAAATTGCATATTTTATTTTTAAGTCACTTGATAAACGTTGATTTAAAACGATTTCTCAACTTTCTCAATAATTGTCTGATAACTGCATGACTGAAATTTGCCAAAAATGTGATATTATGAAAACAAATATAATAAACGGAACGAAAAAAAGACTCACAGCGTGTGTAAGTAGTGTTCGCACCACTCTTACACCGTTCGCCCGACTCACTAGGGGAACATCTGCCATAAGTCTCTTTTCGGTCACTTCATGAGTAACAATTACATTATAACATGCCGATATTACTAAAGCATTACTATGGTATGAATTTCCTAATTATAATTTGAGAAAAAGAGCGAAGCGTCTTTGTTCCAGAAGGAGCAAATCTGATGAATCAAACACCTAAACAAAAACAAGAGGAATTAAAAAAGAAAGCATTAAGCAAATTCTTGCATGAACTTATTGACGAGATCGATTTACAAAGAAGAAAACAAGAAGACATCGCGAAGGAAATAGGTATTAAAGGCGGATCACTTTCCAAAAACTTATCAGGTAAGAGTCAATTTAATTTTTGGAATATGATTAAGTTGCTTAACATCTTATATGATGATGCATTAAAGAGAAAAGAAATGTTACATAGGTTTTGTTCAGTTACAACGAGTAAACAGAATATGCGAATTGCGATGGAATATGCAAATGCCATTGGTGATTTGGAACTATTAAAGTTAATCGTAGATATAGAAAAAACGTCCTCGTTGGCGATGAATAGAGAATGGGCTTACGTATATGAATTGGTATGGATGCGAAGTAAGGGTGTCGTTAGTGGTAAAGGGTTATTAGAGAAATTAGAAGATCGTAAAGGGAGCAAAGTAATTAAAACACAAGAAATGAAAGTGTTATATGGAATATTAACTTTCTATACGATGTATGATTTAGAAAAATTTAATTCATTGTTTGAATACGCCGAAGTATTAAAACCAAAAGTTGAAGAAATACCAGATGATTTCATTAGAACAGCATATTCAGGAAGAATTAAAGAAGGATTATCTTACGCTTACTTAATGCAAGACAACGTTGAAAAATCCAGAGAGTTGTGTCATGAAATAATGAATTTGAAAGACGATAAAAATTGTTTTTCTCTTTTAAGGGCATCAGCTTTAGTTTACCTTGCGGAGTCCTACACTTTCGAAAGTTACGAAAGAGCCTCTTGGTATATCAATAAATCATTAGAAATGTTGGATGCTTGTTACTTTGAAAGAGTTATAAAAAGAAGAGAGAATATCCTTAATACTCATGCTTTTATTAAATTAGTTCATAATTTAGAATTAAACGGTATGCAGATTTTCCATCCAGCAGAGGAAGCCTTTTTAGAAATCAGAAAAGGAAACTATAAATTAGCGGAGAATATTTTGAACGGTATAAAAAAAGAACGAGGTTATTTAATGGCTATTGAGTATTGCTACTTAGGGTTAGCTACCAATAACGTGAGATTAATAGAAAAGTCCATCTCTATGTTCGAGTGCGAAGGAAATAGATTTTATTGCAAATTCCCGAGAAAAATGTTGGTAGAATTTAATAAATATGGTATAATATACATGGGTGATGCTAAATGAAAAAAATCCTATCGCTAATCACAAGCGTAGCTTTAGCTGGAGGTTTTTTATTCGCTCCTGCTGACAACAAAGATCAACCAAAGCAAATCGCTAAAGATGATTCGAAAGCAGTATTATATATGGAGGTAGGACCCGGCGGTGGCATGGGTTAAAATATAAATGGTTAGAATGCGATTGTCTCAATAGAGGCAATCGCATTCGCTGTTTCTAAGGGTATTTCCTAAATATCGAATTCAATATATGAGAAAACTATGTGAAATATTCACAAATTAATATAAAAACATTGGAGGATTTAGGGATGGAGAAATTAGAGAACGCAACTGTAGTTGATAAATTAGGGGATGCATTAATGGATGTAATAAACAGCGCTGAAAAAGGGGATTCAGTATCTTTCGACATATTATCAGAAATAAAAAAAGCGATTGGTAGCAACTAAAGCTATCAATCGCCAGATATTTTAACTAAGTTAGTAATAAGATCTAAAAGTTCTTTTTGCTTCTCAGGTGATTTTGTTTTAACTTGCATCATAAGTTTTTCCCATTCATCTTTCGCAGCAACATCAGGATTCTTTTCATCTGTTTCTCCTAATACGTAGGAAACAGATACATTAGCAAGCTTTGCGATTTCTAAGCTCATCTTTTTAGATGGGCATTTTGTACTTTCCTCATTTTCCCACATTGAAACGGCAGATCTACTTTGCATCCCTAAAGCTTCAGCAAATTCTCTTTGACTAAGTTGTAGTATGTCAGTCCTTATCTCTTTAACACGTCTACTGATTAATTTGTAATCCATTATTTTTATTCCCCTTAATATTGATTAGTAATTTTTATTTACTAACACCAAAAATAATTATATAAATACATTTCCTATATCTTAAATTTAACAAATATGTTCTCAAAATGACAACACTTTTAAAAACTTTTATTTTTTTAAAATTTAGGGGTTCTCAAAAAGAGACTCCATATGTTATACTCAAATCAACGAAATGAACAAAGGGTGATGCCGAATGAAATTAAACACTGAAAAGATTAGGGAGCTAAGACTTTCTAAAGGTTTCACACAGGTTGAAGTAGCTAAAACAATGGGTTACACGAATAGGAACTCATATTCTCAAGTGGAAACAGGAAAACGTGAACCTAACTTACATAGATTGTCTTTACTCGCTGGTTTGTATGAAGTTACTATTGACGAATTAACAAAGTAGTCTCTTTTTTTACCTTATAGGTCTCAAAAAGAGACGTCTCGAAAATAGAATAGGGAGGAAAGAAAATGAATCAATTACAAGTTTTCAATAATGAAGAGTTCGGACAAGTTCGAACGGTTAAACAAGGTGAAGATGTTTGGTTTGTAGCTAAAGATGTATCTGACATCTTAGGTTTTAGTGAAGCAAGTGCAATGACAAGAACATTAGATGAAGATGAAAAGGGTCTGCATAATATACAGACCGTTCAAGGGGTACAAAAATTAACAGTTATCAATGAATCTGGTTTGTATTCTTCAATCTTGAGGTCACGTATCCAGACTTCATGATTGGACTTCTTACAAACTTAAAAGAAGAGAAAGCAAAACGAGTTGAAGCGGAACGAACAATCTTACAACAACAGCCACTTGTAACATTCGCTGAAGCGGTGCAAGTATCAACAAACCTAATAACCGTCAAACAGTTAGCAAACTTAATGAGACAAAAAGGAATCGATACAGGTCAAAACAGACTCTTCGAATGGTTCAGAGAAAACGGATACCTTTGCAAGAAGAAAGGCAGTCTTTACAACACGCCAACACAGTATTCAATGGATTTAGAGTTATTTGAATCACAAGAATATGTAAGAACAAATAGCCAAGGCGAGTTTGTAACATCGTTTACCACAAAAGTCACGGGAAAAGGTCAACTTTACTTCATTAATAAGTTTCTTGGAAAGGAGGCGGTTTAAATGATGGAAGAAAGCACATTATCACTAGCAATCGTAGCAGCGGTAATATGTGTATTCGTATACCTGGTACATCGAATTGATGTTGTAGCAAAGAGAGCAGGATGGCTTGAAGATGACAAATAAAGAACAGCGTGATGAATACGAACAAAAGAAACTCACATGGATCATAAAGGATTTAAGAGCTAGAGGGATACATAACAGCGCAGATAAGGTTGAGGAAATGCATAAGGAGTTTATCACTCTAGCTAAATAGGACAAGCGTTGTGCTTGTCATCATGATCAGGAGCGGACACCCTTTCCCCTCCACCTCGTTTCTGGTCATGATGATGCGTACAGCATCAAAACAAAATAAAAACCATTCGACTACGCCTAATCGAATGGTTTGAGAAACAACAGATTATTATGTACCTCTATTATATCACAGTCGTTTCTTCTAAGTAAATAAGGAGTGAAAGCCTATGTTAGATAAAAATCAATCGAAAGTCGTCCTTCCTTCATGGGTATGGGAGGGCGTGAAAAACGAAAAAGAAGCGAAATTGAGGGCGATTAAGTACATTACTCATGACCGCTATCCAGGATACAAAATAATTGAAATTCAAGGTGATATAGCGGTATGCCAAAGGGAGAGTGTATGAAATGGCTTGGAACGATGAGGTTAATAAACCTATACATTTGAAAGGCCCACATTTAGGGAAGTTATTAAGGAGAGTTCGTGATTTAGAAAAACGTGGTTACGATCATGTAAGGCCATACCAAGTTCGTAAAAGTATTTGGAAAGATTATAAATATGATATGAACAAAAACTTTGGAAAAGGAAAGTACAAACTATCTGGATACGAAATTGAAACAGAGTATTCGTTTTTGATGATAAAGAAGGTGGATTGAATGAATTTTATTGATAAAAGACGTGGTTTTTTCATCCTAGAAAATGATGCAATTGATAATTGTGATTTAAATGTTTATGAATTTAAAACATACGCAGTTGTTGTCAGGTACGCGAATCGTGATACACAATCAGCATTCCCTTCCTTGACGACTTTAACTGAGAAAGTTGGGTGTGGAAGAAAGAAAATAATAGAATGTATTAAATCCTTAGAGGAAAAAGGATACATCCAAAAGGTTAATAGGAAAGATGACCAAGGTAATAACTTATCAAATATCTATTATGTTCTTCCTACCCCTAGTGTCTCACAGAAACTAGTAGTGTCTGAGGGAAACCATGGTAGTGTCTCACAGAAACTAGGGGTAGTGTCTGAGGGAAACACTAACAATACTAATCTTAACAATACTAATTTAACAAAAAGTAATAGTAATAAGAATCCATTCTCATTCTATGAAAGTAACATTGGAATTTTAAATCCATTCATGGCAGATAGCATAGAACAGTGGATTAAAGATACAAGCGAAGAACTGGTTATAGCTGCTATGGAACGTGCATTAAAAAAACAAGCTAAATGGAATTATGCTGAGGGTATCTTAAAACAGTGGTCTAACAAAAACATTAAGAATTTAAATGATGTGGAAGCTTTAGAATCTGAATATCAACGAAATAAAGGAGCGAATAAACGTGTCGGAATCGATCGGAAGAGTAATGACTCGGATAGTGAATACATCGGCTTGTAATGAAGAAACAGAAGGATATACATGTGAGCATTGCAATAAATACATTGCAGCAATAACTGTTGAAGTGCCACAACTACGTATTAAAAATAAAATCCTTCCTACTTGTGAATGTGTTGTGGAACGTGAAGAAGCAAAAATACGTGAAGCTCAAAACTTTGCTAAGAAACGAGAAATAGAAAAGTTGTTTAGTATCAGTAATTTAGGAGAAAGATTCTCGAAAAGTACTTTTGAATCGTTTCTAGATAGAAATGGATCAGAGACTGCTTACAAAATAGCGATGAAATACGTAAAAACATTTAAAGAATGGAATGGCGAATCATTAATGATTTGGGGAGATCCTGGGAACGGCAAAACTCACCTAGCTGCAGCAATTGTAAATGAACTTTCGAAAAAAGGATATATCGTTGTATTTCAAAGCGTTCCGGAGTTATTGCAACGCATTCGCAGTACTTTTAATAGTGAAAATAAAGAAAATGAAACACAAATTATGAGAGCACTTTTAGAATGCGACTTACTTATATTAGATGATATTGGAGCAGAAAAGACTACGGAATGGGTAGAAGAGAAATTGTTCAATATTATAGATGGTCGATATAGAAAAGAGCTTCCTACCTTATATACAAGTAATCTTCAACCTAAAGAACTACAGAACCAAGTAGGAAAGCGTTCCTATGATCGAATGGTTGAAACGAGCCTCACGGTTGAAAATAAAGCAGAAAGCTATAGAAGAGAGATTGCTAAGCAACGTCTTCAAAGATTCATAGAAGCGTAAAAGGGGAGAAGGAAAATGTTATTTGATGATGTACAAGCTCCATCTAAACCATATTGCGATATATGCGTTGCAGCAATTGATAACATCGATATACACGAGGTACGTATTGAAGAGAAGGAAATGACAGCTTGCTCAATTTGCTATGGCGATCCAACTGTAAGAAGGATTGACTCGAAAACGTTGTTTGACTTAATAAAATCGGTTGGTAAGCGTTACGGGTACCGCAAGAGTATAAGGGAAGTGCAACAACAAATAGAAGTAGATGTGAAAAGTATAGAAATAGATGTGCTCGAAAAAATGGAAGGGCATTTGTTACGACAACCAACAGGTAAAAAGATTGAATTTTCAGTCGAAGAATTACTATACATCTTTAATAAACTACGTTTACAAATAGCCGGTCACAATAACATCGCTTTTGCAGTAGCCCAAATATCAGAACGGGGAATTGAAGTCGTAATAAGAAAGGATGACGATTATGTGCGCGTGTAATGGTACTGGAGTAATTCAAAACGGAACTGGAATGGGTATGTATCAATTCGGACCATGCGTTTGTGAAGCGGCAAATCAAACACCTGAAGAAGTGGATAGAAAGCGTCATATCGTTATAGCGAGGCTGATGGAAATCCATCGTATGCAGCAGGAAGAGAAAACAGGCGTTGTGGCATGAGAAACGGTCAGCTTTCGTTTGAAGATGTCATAGGAACTTTTGATTACGCAGCTACTAGTACTTCAGAAAAGTTTCTACACAGCAATAACCATAACGCTATAACGCCTACGTATGAAGTTCACTTCTATGATCAGGATGAGAAACAGAAAATTGATTGGTTTGAATCAAAGAGTGAAGAAGCTGCAAATAGCGATGCCAAAGCGAAGCATGGAAGGATTCACATTATAAAAACTGTTGTAAGTGCAAGGACTTTAACGGAGATTATGAATTTAGATTAGGGGGATTGAAATGAAAAAGGGGATTTTAAGTCAATCTGATTATCAACGAGCTGAAGAAAACGGAATAAATAAGAATACTTTAAGAAATCGTGTTTACAACTGCGCTTGGGATGTTGTAGAGGCCGTAACAACCCCACCAGGAAAGAAACGCGCTTCTAAAAAAAGCCAATCTGAAATCTGGCTAGAAATCGCAGTGAAAAACGGAATGAATCCCAACACATTTTATAGCCGAATTAATTTAGGGTTTACTCCAGAAGAAGCAGCCACGAAACCAGTTAAAAAGCCATCTGAATTTATTAAAGAAATGGCTAAGTTAGCTGAAGCAAATGGAATTAACTATCAAACATTTCACTCACGGATACGTAATTATAAGTGGGATATAGAATTGGCAGCTACTGTTCCCCCAATAGAAACAGGGAGACGTTGTTGTAACTAATTTAAAGTGAGGAAGGTGAAACTTTATGAAATATAGTCCTGTTCCTACTTGGGAAGAATATGAAATCGCAAAACGTAACGGAATAAAGAAGTGTACGGTAGATCAGCGGATTAATGTTTATGGTTGGACTGTAAAGGACGCAATTAGTAAGCCTTTATTCGTTAGTTTAAAAAAACTGTATGCAAAACAATGGGAATTGGCACAACAAAATGGTATCTCATATGATACGTTCTTCTCCAGGATTAAACGTTACAACTGGAATCCTGATGATGCGGCAACGACGCCAGTTTTATCGCCGATAGAATGTACGAAAAGAGCACACTCCAAAACAGATATCATAACGCCGTCACAATACCGCATAGCACTAAATAACGGCATTGGAAAACGAACAGTAAGAACTAGAGTTTTTGTACTTAAATGGGAGATAGAACGCGCTATAACGACTCCACCTAATATTAAACATAGAGCTAAGAAGGAGGCAATCTGAAAATGGATTTAGATCGGTGGTATGCCGAAGAAGAATATGCAAGCACGGAGAATAATTATCTTCCAGTTCCAACTTGGGAACAATATGAAATTGCTAAGAACAATGGTATTAGTAAGTGCAACGTAGATCAGCGGATTATACGAGGTTGGAACATATTAAAAGCTATCACACGACCTGTGAATGAATCATTTACGAAAAAGTACAAGAAAGAACTAGCAATAGCGGAGGGAAACGGGATTGGATATCGGTTATTTCGCCAACGTATTAAAGAATCTTTTTGGAAACCAATTGAAGCTGCGACAGTCCCAAGATTGACTAAAAAAGAAGCAGCAGAAATATCGTCAAGGGTAAGGAGGAAGAAAGATGCAGTATAATCCCGTACCTACTGAAAAAGATTACGAGATTGCAGCGCGTAACGGAATTAGCAAAATGAACGTGTATTTACGAGTTAATAAACGCGGATGGGAGATAGAACGTGCTATAACGGTACCAGTTAGAAAGAAAAAATGCAGGGTAGGAATAAACGCTGGAATGAAAAAACTAGCAGAACAAAACGGAATTAGTCATACGACATTATATAAAAGGCTTAAAAGCGGCATGGACCCTTACGAAGCGGTAACAACACCGAAGAAACACAGAAAATGGGAATCATTAATAAATGTAGCGAAGGAAAACGGAATAAGTACACCTTCATTTTACGGAAGAATCGATAGAGGTATGGATCCATATGAAGCAGCTACAAAACCACCACGAAAGTATAAAAAGAAACAAATCAGCTAGGAGGAAACATGGAGCAAGACGTTTTAATCAACAAATTAATTGATAATCACATATACAAGCTACCGGATGGGCGCGACTTATTTGAAGGGAGTTGCGAGGAACTGGCGGGGTTGCTAAAAGGAGATGGAGAAAATGAGAGAAGCGATTGAAGAGCTTATAAGAGGATTACGTGAATCGGCAGTAGAGAGCAGAAAAGAAGCTGACAAAGCTTTTGATAGTAGGGATTTAGGATTATCGGGATTTCATAAAGGACAGTGGTGCACATTTGAAGGAACAGCAATCGCATTAGAGGATCTATTATCTGATCATGAGGAGGAAGAACAATGAAATATACACAACACGGAACGTTTGAAGTAACTCAACTATTAGCAGAAGCAAAGGAGACTGAAGAGAATGGCAACTAAGATCATCGTTTACACGAAAAACAATTGCAAGAACTGTGAAGAAGTTAAGTGGGCTTTAGGTGCGGCAGGCGTGGAATATGAAACTCGTAATATTGAAGAAAATGAAGAGTATGCGCAATGGTTAGCTAATAAGAACTACATGAGCGTACCGGTTACAGTGTTTCCAAGCGGGAAAGAGTTGGTTGGATTTGAGTTTGGGGAGTTTGCAGCAGAATTAGGACTATAAAGGGGTGTTTGGATGAAGGCTGAACATATCGAACTGTATGAACAAGCGCTGAGTCACGAACAAGGACAAGCTAGTAAATGGTTTTGCGAGGTTAATAATTTAGAAGCGCAATTACAAATAGCGAAGTCACATTACAAACACCACATGGAAGAAAGAGATAGATTGCAAAACTTAGTTGTGAGATGGAAGGGGAAAACGAATGGGAATAGGGTTTAGTTTAGGGTTCAGACATCATGAATGGAGATTCGGTATATCAATCGATTTTAAGAAGACATATATGGAAGTAAGTGCAGGCCCGTTTTATTTCAAAGTTAGAGTAGGAGGAATTGAAGAATGAAATTAAGAGTGAAAATCAAGCGAGTGAAAGATGTGGATTTGCCTAAGTATGCGAAGCCAGGAGATAGCGGTTTTGATCTTGTAGCAGCGGAAGGCACAATTATTGAGCCAGGGCAAACGAAAGTAATCCCTACAGGATTGGCATTCGAAATACCACCAGGATTTGAACTTCAGGTGAGACCAAGAAGCGGAATTTCACGTAAAACGTTTCTTAGAGTAGTGCTCGGTACGGTGGATAGCGGTTTTAGAGGTGAGGTAGGAGTTATAGTCAGCAATATATCATATCCAGGTAATTCAATTACATTAGGTATCAATGATGAACATGAAATATTCAAGAGTGTGACATATGTGGTTAAAAAGGGAGATCGCATCGCCCAAGGTGTCATAGCGCCAGTCGAAACAGCTAATTTTGTTGAGGTAGACGAGCTATCACGTAGTGATCGTGGGACAGGTGGATTTGGAAGTACGGGCGTAAAGTAAGACAAAATTTGAATTTTATTAAAAAAGGAGAATGAGAGATGAATATGTATGTAGTCACATTAAGTCATTATACGGACGAAGCATACTTTGAAATAGAGTGTGTTTGTCCAACAAAGGAAATAGCAAAAGAACAAGTAGCTAAACTACAAAGGGAAAAAGACCCTGATCATAATGAATGGAAATATAGTTGGGACATTGTAAAAGTCATAAGCGAATAAAAGCGTTATTTTAATTGAAAAGGAGAATGGATATGAAATACTTCGAATTTAATAAGCATGAATATTGGGCGTTAGTGGTGGCTGAAAACGTTATAAAAGCATGTGAGGTATATGCGGAAGAAGTTGCAGGCGAGTCAGTTGTAGAAGTGCAAAAAGAAGGGGCGGTTGATGAAATCACAAAAGAAATTGCATTTGGAAAGTATTTAAGCACAGTTGCTCAGTTAGAAGAAAATAAGACTTTGAATTTACAAGACTATTTAAATGATTTCAATGGGCATGAAAACACAACACTTTTGATCACATCAGAATTAGCGTAATAAGTAGTGTGAAGTCTTGAAGTGAAAGGATGAGATTGTTGGACAAGTATCGGAAATTATACGTATCACTAAAAAATGAGGATGAACTGATAACGCTATTTAGCAAAGAAAGTTTTAGTGACATTACGGATATGTTGAATGAAGAAAAATTTATAATGCTTTTTGATTTAAGAAACGGATTGTACTTACCTTGTGCGTTAAATACAGATCATATAACTGTTGTTTTCAGGGGAGAAGATTAAAACAAAATAGTTATTTGGGAGAAAAGGAGAATAAATCATGAATGAAATTAAGTATCGGATATACGGTAAAGAAAATCGAATCATGTACAGCTGGGAAGAAATTTTGAACTTTGATAGCTTAAAAGACACTTTGAAGAATGGTGGAAAAGAAGATCAATATTATTCTCCATTGTTGAGATACACAGGATTAAAAGACAAGAATGGTAAGGAAATTTATGAGGGCGATATTTTAAAAGAGAAAGACATTATTACTAAAGTTGTTTTTCATGACTACCAATGGAAAGAAAAATTGATAAGTAGTCCACGTAATCATTTGAAAAATTATTTTCCGTTTAGAGATACGCTACCTTTTACAGCAGAGGTGTTGGGTAATATTTATGAGAATCCAGAGTTATTAAAGAAATAATACAAAATTCTTATTTGAAAAGGGGAATAAAAAATGAACAAACAACAAAAAGAAAAAATGGTAAAAGAAGCTTATGAAAAATTCTTGTATACAATCGGACTTGCTTGTACGAATGGGAGAGAAAAGTCAGTGGCAATCACAAATGCAGAGACTGCGTATCTGTGGGCAAAACATTCATTAGAAAAAACTAAATAACATCTTTATTTAAAAGAGTTCAGCCCCTAACGGTGCGCTGCTAGGGGCTGAATCTTGAGAACTTTTATTAAAATTACATGAGGTTGATCAGTGAATGTAACTATCGATCTCTCGAATTATAGCACTAAGTAAATTAAATTTACAACTTAATATTTACATTTAGTGATAAAAGATATGGAGGGGAATGGAACGGATGAGACATACAAGAAATAGACAAATGACAAAAATAGGTGAAGAAAATTTTATGGGAATGAAGAATATCAAAATTTCAACGATACGAAAGTTTGATGGAGAGTTTAATAATAGATTAGATCCAACTTTCCGGTGGCACAGAGATTATCATGGTATGAATATTGTATCTTTTAACCGTAAGGGTGAAGCATTTAAAACTAATGTGATAAAAGTTAGAAATTAAACAAAATCGTTATTT